AACCAATCGGAAGGAGTGATGCGGAAATATGCTCGTACAATCTTGGAGTTTTTATTAGTAATCTCCGTAATAAATCGGTAGTAAAAGTTAGTTACAAGATTTGAATTGCCGTATTTGTAACCAGCACCAACACCCAACTCTCTTGGCATCCCAAAGAGAATGTCAAATGTTGGATTTGCAATTGAATCATAATGCAATGTCAACGGCAATGATGCACGATTTGAGTAAAAAGGTAGCATATAAGAAATCGGATACAATCTCCAAGATACACCAGTTTGCAAACCGCTATAATACAGTATCCTCAAATCACCATCTTTCTCGGAATCCACATAAGACAAGACAAAGTTCTTTTGTGCGTTCGGGTAGTTCTTGATTTGAGTTGGTGAAAATACGATGTCAATCTTCTTCTCTGTTTTTACAAAATCATTGTCTACCTGATAAGTTCGTGAACCGTAGGTTGTTTGATACATCTCTTGATATTCTTGGTTGCTTATATCACCGCCTTGCTTGTAACTAAACATATAGGGGTTTGCATCCAGTTCACCCATTGGCACAATTTCAACGGGTTGTGAGTAATCAAGTTTTTTTGTCCAATCAACATTCACGCCATTATAGAAATCATCACGAGGAACGCATCGTAACACCTTTGGCTGGTCTTTGTCAGGTTCAATGTACAAGTTGAACATCTTCACAAAAGACATCAGCATATCACTTTGCTTCACTTCGGAATTTAAGAATTGAGTGAAATCAACAGTTTCCCCATAGCCAAAAGTGAAGGCTGTGGAATCATTCTCTACAAAGGAGTTGGTCAATAGATCAAGCGTAAAATTGCTATTGACAAGATTTGTGTTGTTCAATGAATCATATACTTGAGTCAATTTGAATGTCACACTATCTCCAATGTTCGCACGAGAATACACCAAGTGTACATCGTTTGTTGTAGGGAACACACCAAATGTCTGTTGAAAAGTTCCCGTCTTGACAAGGATGTTATTCACATACATCCCAATTGCAATCGTGAAATTATCCGGTGGATACAAAGGTGAATAAGTACCTATGCTACACACCATATTCAAGCTCAAATCAAACACATACTCACCAGCAACAGGAACGACATAAGCACCGGTAGTATTGTTGTAATTGTTACCGTTGTCATAGTTGCCTGATGTGGAATCGTTATTGAAGATTAAGGTCGTTCCAAGTAAAAGTGATTGAGTTGTGGTTCTTGTTGCTTTGTATCTCCTTTGCTCAATGACTGCTGAACTCACCGTCAATCCATTTGGTGGTGTAACAACAAGCCTTTTAAATTTATCGTTGTTGAAATACGAATCTGCCGTGTACGAATAACCAGCACCCGAAAAGATTTTGTCAACTACCGTCTTTGCATAAAGGCAAGGAGTCATTGAACTGACCTCAAACTGTGTGATGTTTTGCGTTTTTGAATAACCCTTGTCAATCATCGCATACATATACCCCTCACCGTAGGCGAATGCTTGTGGCGTTCCGTTCTTGAAGATTTGGTTTGACCAAGAATCTATCACCGAACCACTTGACAAGGTGTGATTGTACTCGCTGAAGTTTAACGCATTCAGTTTGCGTTCTGCAATGGTGGTGAATAGGTCGGCAGTTTGTCCGTGCAATGAGCATTCGTAAACGATTGCCGTGCTATCTGTGACATTGATTTGAATCAATCGGATGAATCCCCTCAACTGCTCTATCTCATCCAACAGAACGACAACATCGGCTTTCTTGTTAGGATTAAAATCAGGTGCAAATTGAGTTGATGTGCGAATTGTGTGATCAACCTCAAAGATGTGAGAGAATAGTTTGTTGTTTTGTGCCGTTCCTGGGATGGTGATTGTCTTTGTCCACTCGGAAGACCGTGATTGTGGTTCACGGATGTCGGCAATTGCCTTGTTAATTGAGATGTCAAAATCAGCAGACAAATCAACTGGGGTGTTGTTGACCAATAACCTGATCATATGCGTTGCGATTTGTCAGCGAATGAAAGAGTGATGTCAAGTTCCAAGTTGAACATCCTATCTTGTACCGTCTTTTTCTGCTCGTAGTTGGCGTTATCAATGTTGACCGCATACAAAGTGCCGTCATACATATACACAACCGGAGATTCAATCAGGTCTTTCAGCCAAACAGATTCGGTATCGTTTATCCAGTTACTGAACAGTTTGATTTTTTGGCTTGTCTCTGTGTGATAATTGGTGCGAATTCTTGCCGATGTTTGATATCCGTATGTTGCACCGAGTGTGTATGGGTTCTGTTGGAATTGCTTCCGTGTGACTTCAAAGTTGTCTCGCCTCACCATATTAAAACGGAAGGATTCAAACCCTCCTAAACGGTTCATAAAGAAGATGTCAGTTGTTTCGTACTTACTGCATTCATCCTTGATGTTGAATCGGTATGTCTCGGATTTGGAAACACCACTTGCCTTCAATACCACATCAAAATAGGTAGCACCACCCGGAATTGTCAATTGGCTTCCAACAGGAATCCTCACAACCTTTGAAGATGGCAAAGAGAATGTTTGTGTACTGGCATCGGAGTAAGTAATCAAAACGCTTGTGGCATCTCCCTTCAAACAATAGAGCCAATCCTTTTGCGTTCTGTGGATTGTCCTTGTTCTCACATTGGTCAAGAACTTTGCGGATGTGGATGTGGCGAGATATTGCCCTTCTGCATAAGTCACCAAATCAAATGGATTCAATGATGCGTTCCAAACCGTGCCAGTTGCTGAAGTCAAGTCAAGGTATTCGGTTATTGTTCCCGTTGCTGATGGTGAGTACTCATACCCAAATTCAACCTCGTAATCTGTGAATGAGTTTACGCATCCGCTTGGTGATGAATCTGTGAACTCCCAATTATTGGTCACATAAGATTCCAAGATTCGCCCGATGTTAAACACCCCTTTGTTCGTACTTCCAAAATAGATGGGTGCTTTGAGTTTTGCCACGGTAGTTGATGCGACCTTGACATCAGCAATGAACTTGAAATTGTCCTTTGTGTAGATACCACCTGAAGATTCCGTGATCACGAAGTTCGTGTCGTTGAATGCTGGGTGATAACTGTTGGGTTGTTGAGTGATAGATAATGCCACGTACAAAAATAGCACTCGTTGGAATGCGTTCCAAATGTCCCTTATAGTACGCAAAAGCATATAATTTGTCCGATATATAACACATTATACCCAATTGCATATAGTTATGATGGACAAATCAGACATAAATACTTTGCAATCAGTAGTGATTCCCAATACTTATCGCAACAAATGACTTTTATGAATGAATATACTGGAAAATTTCATGCAGTTATTCGGGTAATCACCGAGTATAGTGGAAAAATTTAACAACTAACATTTGCCAGTAATCCTATAAATTGGCAATAATTTGAAATACTGCCGTAACATATTTGTACTATTATTTGTTACAACATCTCGTGCAGACAAGCCACAACATAGGCATTGAATCCCTTTGTCGCTGCCTGTTCAATTCGCTTCTGTCTCTCTTTGGTTTTCTGCTTGTAGAATGCGATGGTGTTCAAGAACTCAATCAATGGCATTGTGAGAATTGCATCCCACTTTGTACGGTCTCCTTTGACAATTCTGTCAACCAATTCCAACCAACCTAACGGGCTGACGTTATCTCCTTGTTCAACTTCTCCATCTCCTTGATCAAATAGGATTGGATAGTTTTCAATAACTCTGGATAAACTGCCGAAAAAAAAAGCGAGTAAGAATAGGGCAATGGCACAGTCATTGACAGAAACAAATCGCACTTGTCTTGATAGTGTGCTTGAGCATCTTTGATGGTCTTTGACTTGCCGAAGAAATCCACTTCGTACGCAAGTAAAGCCATTATCTTGTGAAGGCTTTCAATCGTATCCCCATTGAACACTTGCTGAAGTTCAATGAAGTGGTGACCACAAATCTCGTTGGGTGTTTTTGCCAATCGGAAATATCTCCCTTTGTGCTTGAACATAAATTGCACAGGTCTGTTTGGAAGCTCATTCAAAAACTCCAACTTTTTGAATTCTCTTGTAAGGTCATCAATCGGCATTGATTCTACCTTGTCCATTGACCAATGGTTAACGATGGCAAGTATGTTCATTGTCCGTTCAATGTTGGACATATCACGACAAGAGTGAATCTCTTGCAGTTGGTGGATGGTTATGTTGTTCCAGTTCATAGCGTTTCAATTTGTAACGGTTTAAGCAAAATAAAAAGTACCCGGTCTGTTGTGTTTCTTGCAGTCAACTGCCAAAGCCAAAGCCATAACGCAGTCATCGTGCAACCCTTGTGGTGCAGTATACCTCACACCCGTTCTTGTGTATTCAAATTCAAAGTTTTCCATCTCACTTCCTATGGGTTCTTCAGGGAAATACACTTCCCTATTTTGTACGCTGATGACCAACCCTTCAATGAGTTGTTGTTTGCTCTGTGATGTGAACTTAAACCCTTTGATTCTGGGATGGCTTCGTTGTAATTGCTCAACGATAGGATCTCCAACACCTGTTGAATCCACGAATGCAGGAATCACGCCTATCAATGTCGTAATTTTTGCCAATGTTTGCGACCAATCCGCTTGGAATCGGTCTACATATGATACGCAATTATTCGCATCTAACCCAATGATCACGGTATAATCCGAATACTTTGCCAAATCCACGCCCCAAGCGACAACACTTTTGTTGGTTACTGGCTTGTAGCAACTGCGGATTGCATCAATTCCGAATGGGTTTGTCTTGTCATCGGCTGGTTCTGCCAAATAGAGTTCGTTGAAGACGTGAAGTGGGAGATCTCGTTTGGCTTGTTCAACCTCCTCAAGTTTGAGAATCCCTTCCTTGACCGCATCATATGCCGTTATCTTGAAATACTTATACTCATTCTCCCCGCTTCTCGCCCGTTCGCCCAACTTGTAGAACCAATTCTTTTTCCCTTTGACATTCCCAATCAGTTTGCACTTGCCTTGTGTCGCAGTTAGGGTTGAACGCATCGCATACCACGATTCCTCACGCATCCTTGATGCTTCATCAATCACCGCAGCATACACATCATCCCCATACAAGTTGTCAGGCTTCTCACCTGATTTGAATTCTATCCTTGCACCCGTTGGAAGAGTGAGTAAAAGTTTGGTTTCGTTGCTGATGAAGAAGTTCTTGTCGGTCACTTGTGACTTCATCCTTCGGAATGCAATCTCCGCTTGTTGGTATACTGGTGCAACCCACCACACGGATTGGTTGTCCTTGCATTTTAACGCTTGTTCAAATAACCATATGATGTGAGATGCCGTCTTGCCCGTCTTTGTACTCGCAGCAGTAATGGTAAAACGAGCATCACAATCAAGGATGTCCTTTTGGTAACTCGTGACATATGGTCTTTGATAGGTTATTTGCATAAACTTTGATAAACACTCAATCGTGTTAGATTGTGCAGTTCAAGGTTGTGGTATGTCTCACAATAGATGCGATTTGATTCGCCCATTGATTGTCTCACCGAATGACCAGCATCAATCAACTTCTCAATGGATGCCTTCCAGTTATTTTGAGTTGCAAAGATCACACCATCGTTTCCGGTATGGTATAAGTATGGGTAAACTGCTGAACAGATAATGGGGATAGAATAGGCAGCGGCTTCCACAATCTTCAACTCCGATTTGCAGTTGTTAAAGTGGTTGTCCTGAAGGGGTGCAAGTACAAAGTCAAAGTGCTTGTAGACCTCACCGTATTCAAATACCGAAGTTCCTTGAACGATGTTGGCTTTGGGAATCAGTTTCACGATGTTGTTCCAATGATCACTCGGTGTGTATCCGCAAATGTAGAAATCCACATCCATTGAATTGATGTCATCAGCAATGAGCTTCAAATCCTCTTCGTGTGTGATTCCACCAACCCATCCTATTTTCACTCTCTCGTTCTTTTCCTTTGGTTGCTTCCATTGGTTGTGAGATGTATCCAAACAGTTTGGCACAATGTAGACATTCTCGTTGATTGTCCTCACTTCATTGGCGAGTTTTTGAGTTGTGCAGAATACCGCATCCGCATAGTTGATGGCATCCTTGATGGAGTTCTTGATCCCTTTGCGATATGCCCAATATGCAGGGTTGTATTTTGGGAGTACCCAATAGTCATCCACATCAATCACATAAGGCTTCCCGGCATCGGTGATGCGTTTTAACACATCGTACTGGTTCTTTCCAAGCCATCGTGAGAAGACAATCACATCGTATGGTGCAAGGTCAACCGTCATCCATTCGGCTTGTGATTGGCAGACATCAACCACCGCTTCTCCGTTTATTTGCATTCTCAAATGTGGTGCGTAGATGCGATGGTAAACCACACCATTGATTCCGTCTGTTAGTATTAATAATTTCATAGGGTATTAAGTAAGTAATTAAAGCCTTGATTCGTTAGATAGTCAAAGCCATTGTTTACGGGAATAACATTTGGTGAGTGAACACATACCTCAAGCAATCGTTTTACCTTCATTTGCTCTGCGATGGCGTAGGTGCTTGACTGATTGCCAATGAACGCCTTGCAACTGCCGACAATGGTTGCCAACATTAAAGCATCTTGACATTTCAAGAGTTCACAATCCAACTTCCATCTCTCGGTGAATGCGATGTATTCCGATTCGTATCCAAAGAAAACGCACTTGTGTTCTTTGAGTGGGAAATAGTTGATGTCGTGATTGCGATAACGAGCAGAGAAGTTCAAGAGAATTTTGTCGGCAAAGTATGGGATAGGTTCACTCGCTTCAATGCAAGGTTCGTGAAGGTCGGTGATCAATTCAGGATACACAAGGAAGTGATTCCGTCTCAAATCACCAGCAGCAAGATTTAATCCGTAGCGCCTGAACTTATCAAAGTCATAACCCATATCAATGTGCGAGTGCATCTCAACCTTTCTTATGTATGATTGATGCTCAAGCAATGGTTTGATGTATTCGTATGAGTTTAAGTTCATACAGTATCCACCGCTTGGATGACCGGAAACAGTATTCTGCTCACGGAATCCGATGTGGAAATCTACCGCACCGTGTAACTCTGCAACTCGCTTGGTTGCGGTGAGTGAATAGATCAAATCACCAAGATGTCCCGACTGAATAACTCTCATAGTTCTTGCAGTTGTTTTTTTACACCAACAAAGAAAATTATCTCATTCCTATTTTGCCACGAGTGATACGACAAGGCTTCCAGTATTTCATCAATGCAAATCAACGCACAATCTCTTGTGGTCAATCCGTTGCCAAAACTCTCCTTGAGTTGGAATGCTTTCTCTTCAGGTGTCATTCGTTCGGGGTTACTGGGATAGGCATCCAATATGCCACATCAATAATTGCATTCGTGTACTCATCAACCCAAAGGTCATCGAAGTACCTTGCCAAAGTTATTCTTGCATCCGTAGTGTAAACGACTTGGATGTCTTCGTCTTGTGGTGGCAGTTTGTCATCACCTCTCCAACTTGCTTTCATCTAAATTCAAAGTTATTGTGAAATTTTTACTTTCAATAGTTTGGTCGATCGTTTCTTTTGGTTTGCCTTGTGATCGTGTTAGCAACATCTCCAAGTTGAACAGGGAGTTTTTGTCGTGACCTTTCAGCAATGCACCGGCAATCGTGCGTTCCATTATCGTGTATTCATCCCCACGATCTATCTTCTCCAGTTCTTTTCGTGATAGCGACAACATAGACAACATCGTATCTTCCACTTGGGATTTGGTGTATCCAATCTCCTTCATTTGTGTGATGAGTTTCTTTGGTCTTCCGTTCCCAATTCTTCTCTCATCCTCTCCCGGCTTGAATGGTTTTAAGTTCTGCTCGTTCGCCATAGTTTTCTCATTTATCTCACATTTTCAATTTCTCTTCGTGCTTCTCTTTCAAGAACTCCTTGTATTGTTTCTTGTCACCATATTTGATGTGATCCTCACGACATAATGCCATCAGGTTGTCAATCGCATCGGCTTCCTTACTCCCTCCGATTCCTCTCGCTTCAATGTGATGGATGTCCACGGCAGTTTTGCCACACACCTCACAAGGGATGAAGTCACTTATGTCATAACCGAAATGATTGAAGTATGTCAAGGTGTGTTTTTTCAAAGTTCCAAATTGTAATCGTTCAGCAATTCTCTCAGTTTGTCTCTTGTTTCTTGCAATGCGTTGTAGGTGTCTTCGCTTTGAGTATCCGGGGGGTATTTTGTTAATCCTCTTAGGTGGTTGTCTAAGTCCCAAAGAACTGAATGGTATTTTGAGCCATTGATTGCCCAGTCAAAATCTGCTCGTTCTTCGTCAAGGTTGAATTCAATGATTGCTTTCATTCTTTCTTCTCCTCTTTGGTTTCTGCTCATCATCGGCAAGTTGCGCTTTGGTGATGGCTTCTTGTTGTTGGTTTGCCCATATCAAAAGTGAGTGCAATGCTTCGGTCACACAAGTACTGCAATTAGGCAAGTTCCTTCCGAAGATTTCACGGTGGACATTGTTAAGGATTGCCCCTTGTTCTGGTGATGGTGCAAATACTTGTGTTTTCTTCCAGTTGTCGTACAACGGTTGGAGTGATAGTATAAATTCAATGTTGCTCATAGTTTTGTTTCTAATAGTGCGACAATCACAGTTGCAATGGATGCGTAAAGTATCCCCACCCAACCGTAGGTGTATAGAAAAAAAGACAAACCCAACCACCACGATAAGCAGAAAGCACAGTCAATGGGTTTCATTGGCTTCCACCTTGAATAGTCGCTTCCGTAGATATAGCGTTTTAATAGATCGGCTGGTTTGCCAAAGTTTACGATGATGATTGCCAAACAGGCAATTCCAATTATTTCTGTGTGCATCGGTCTTTCATTAATTTAATTACTCGCAACACTTCACGAACGGAGATATCGGTCTTTCTATGGATTGCCCTTGCAGACATTCCTGAACACCATAGTTTGAATAACTCCCTTTCATAAAAATATGCTGATTCTGTTACTTGGTTTATTTTGTTGATTCTTTCAAGTTCGATTCCTTCGGCTTGTTCCCTCTCATCCAGTAAGTCAATCTCTTCAGCGAAGTCAAGCTCGTAAACATCGTGTTGATCATATATTCTTGATTCGCCAAAGGGATGCCGGTTGCCGTTGATACAAAGGTATAAAAGACGGATTGACCAAAATTGGATGTATCCGTCTCTGTATATTTTTTCAATTTGCTCATCAGGTTTCTCAAGTATGGTTAAAAAGTAAAATTGATACAACTCCCTTGCCAACTCATTGTTTTTTGCAATGTTCTTGGTTGCTTTCTTCAGCCAATCGGCTTTGGATAGTTCCAATATGATGGCATCCTTATTCAATTTTTCTTTTCAATAATGCAAATATAACCATCTTTTTCGTATTTTTTTTGACATCTTATCACCTGATCCTCTTCATACAAGATGTGAATCGATGACGAGAGTCCTTTGGTGCAAGTAATCACCCAATAACTGAACGGATGTTTCATAGGTTTGTCGTGT